CTTGATTTTTCTTTTCTCGTAAAGCTAAAACTTCTTGAACTGCTGCTTCATGATTTGTATGGTTTTTATCCCAATAAGCCGAATCCGTCTGCGTCAGTTCTCCAATTTGTTTTTCTATTTGGTTTGGTGTCAGATAAGTTGGTCCAGATGCTTGAACTATACTATCTTCCCCCATTTTATTTGCTAATTCTGCAAATGCTTTAATCATAACTGGATGATCTCCCAGTTTGGTTCCGTCTGCTAAATTAGTATCTAAAAGTTCTGTAGCACCAACTGATTTTGCTAATGTTGCTGCTTGTGAAACTTTTTGATCGAATGCTTGACCCCACTCTTGTTTAAGTTCTTTAGTGCTAGTTTCTCTAGCAGCAAGAGCTTTGCTGTCAGCATCTTGTAAAGATTTAGCTGTTATTTCATTATAAAATTTAACCATACCTTGAGCCTGGTTAGGAAGTAATCCTAACTTATGCGCCTGGCTGGAAAATTCTTTTAATGATACCTCATCCACTTGTTTATCTTGTGGTAAGTCAAACTTATATCCATCCGCAGTTTTTGGTCTGCCTAGTTTTTCATAAACGGCATTCCAATCATCTTCGGTTGCATATTTGTTTGGAACTGGAATTTTATCCGATCCAACCATTTTCTGTGCATGGATATAACTTTTGGCTAGCGCATTAATATCTTTAATATTTTCTAAAGATTTATCCGCTTTTACATCATCGGAAAGACTTACTTTCCAATCTGTGCTTGTTTCTGGAGTTTCTGTTTTAGGGTCTCCAGACAGTACCGATGGTTGTTCAACCGGTGCTGCTACCTCTTGATTTTCGCTTGACATATTTATTCTCCTTTTTTGTTAAGCATATTTTTAATAAACAAGACTACTGATCTTGTTCCTTCTAAAAATGCACCTTCATGACTATCTCCTTTAACATGAGTAGTATTATGATAGCTGCATCTCTTTTCTAAATCTTCCATAACTTTTTTACCATGGTCAGATTCAAAAACTTGTTTGTAAGCAATAATTAATTGCTTTAAGTCATCTTTATTCATTAGCCACCTTGAGAGCTGGTGCTACTTTACCCGCAGCTTCAGCGACTTGCTGAGCTTGTTGTAATTGCATTTGCTCCATTTCGGCTTGTTGTTTTTGCTCTTTCATATCTTGAACTTCCCCTTTTGATCTCATAATTTTAGCTGGCAATCCTAAAACATCTTGAACATGACCAACTAAACCATCTATGTCTATGTAATCAAATACTGGCGCAATATTTTGCATTGAACCAAATATTTCTATGCCTCTCATAATAGATGAAAGCTCTTGTGTCTTTTGAGCTTTTGCCAATGGAGATACATATTCTATTTCAATATCCTGGTTGCCTAGCATATCTGGCGGCTGCTGAAACTTGCCATTCTTAAATAATAAATTGAAACCTCTTGTAATTAAAGGCTGCAACAATTCAGATTGTAGTCTACCTAGAACTGGACCCAATAATCTCATCTTCTCTTCAGTTCTCTGCATAACCTCTGTTGCGGTCATGTTTTGTCCCTGGATAGTCATTAACTGATCGACAAAAAAGTTTTCTCTAACTGCTTTTCTTCTTTGCTCTTCCATTTGAATACCAATAGGATTATTAGATCCTATATTTAATGGTTCAATTCTTTCTCTAGTTCCAGCTCTATAAAAATTTAATCCACCAGGTACAGTTCTAATAGGTAAAATAAAACCATCATCAGGAACCATTAAAGGTGGGTCGATTTGTTTTTGAGCTGCTTTAATTGAAACTTTAGACATGGTATTCAACATCTTCGTATCAGGCAGCGCATTCATCGCTGGAGATCTTCCGTAAATCTCATTGGATGAAGTTTTTAAATATCTTGGTACTACATAAGGAAATTCTTTAAAACCACTTTCCTTTAACAAAGTTTCAGTTTTTTCGTGAACATGGCAAGATACCCAATCCATATTTTTACTATTGTCATATCCCATCTTAACTTCGTTAGGATAAACTGAGTGTAAAATTACTGTATCTTCGTGTGGAGCTTTTTCTATATCCGTTAGGATTGCTCTTGGCAATTCCGCCTCTGGGTACATTAATGGAATATTTTTATTTTGAAGATTAAATCTTCTTGTTAAACTATCCACTAATCCTTTTTCATTTTCAGTAATAAATATTTCTGAAATATGAATTGTTTTAAATCTTAAATCATCCTTAGCATCATCTGTAATAAACATTGCAGATGTACCAAATGCTAGAAGCTCATGATAAAGTTCAAAAATTTCTTGTTGAAAATTAGATCTAGCAAATACTTGCTGCATAACTTTTGCGCAATTTTCCAACCATTCTCTTGCTGCATCATCTTCATTGGTTGCATCGTTTCTAAATTTTAAAATAAACCACGGAGAAATTGTATTGGTCAACATACCATTTAAACTAGCTGATAATAATTCTAATGCGTGAGTAGCTGTACCATCATAAACCTGGTCATGCCTTTTATCTCCCTTGGTATGCTTCATGGTAATATTTGCTTTTCTTGGTAAGAAATAATCTGCAATATCTTGCCAATGATCTTCCCATGTAACTCTTTTTGCTTTGAGAGTTTTATATCTCTCAATAATCATTTTTGCTTTTGGGTCTATAGCCATCTATCCTCCGAGTAATGATTTCTTGGTTGTTGTTAATGCGTTGTCGCCTAAGCCTTTTGCACCCGTTAATATTGTGCTGGATCTACCTTTACCTCGCATAATACCCGTAGCATCAGTTGTTGTTGCTTGTGATACTTCAGCTTTTGTTGGAGCTGGAGTATAAACTGGTGCTGGTGGTGCTGGCGGTTTTGGTCTTGATATAACTCCTCCCATACTATCCTCCTAGTAAAGTTTTCTTTGTTGAATATTCGTCATCTTCTAAACCTTTGGCTGTGGTTAAAATCGTTGCAGATCTTCCAGTTCTTCCCGCTCTAAGTTTAGCTCTTTTCAATCTAGCCTCTTCTTCTCTTGCCGCCTCATCAAACTTAGGTGGTTCTGGCATAGGCTGAACTGGTGGTATTGGTGGCATTGCCGGTATTGATGGTTTTAAAAATCCCATAATTATTCTCCGTGTATTGTATAATCATTGACGGCTAATTTCTGAGCCGCAATTTTGTTTTTTGGTAATTCAGTAATTCCTAAAGCTAAATATCTCATAGCATCGCAAGGATGAGAACTCCAATCTTTTTGAGGTTTATTACTAAACATTTTCATTTTTTCATTGTACTTTCGATGATGGTGTCTTAACGCATCTATCAATGGTTTTGTGCTTTCTATATCAAACCAACACTTAGGTAAAACCATTTTTAAATTATGGATCCCATCCTCCAGGTTTATTTTAGGTAAAACCTTAAACCTTAATCCCAACTGGTAAGCCACTTCTCTTCTGCTCTTACCACTTGAAAATTCTGTAACTTCGAGATCGTGTGGTGCAAAATGATCTCCGTAATAATAATCTTTATCCTTTACCAACTGGACATAATGCGGCAACCCTTCTCGGTTATTTTCATAATAATCAATAACCAAAATCTGGTTCCCTAACTGCTGGAAAAATATTATTGATGTACTATCATCAACTCCTAAATCCCAGGCTGTATGAACTAATAAAGCTGGATCGTATGCAAGTCTTGTTAATTGTTTTTTTTCTTCAAGTTTTTTTATTATATCTCCATATATGGATCCTTCAATATTTGCAATCCAATCGCACTCAAATTCTTGTTTATATTTTGCATCTCCCATTTGAGCTTTAGCTGCATCTAGCTCTTCCTGGTCGATAATTTTTGTCTCACTCGCTTTAGCCGTATAAGCATACCACTTCGGATCTCCTAAAGCGTGCTGGTATAATTCATAAAAAATATTTGTTAATCCCGCTGGGGTTCCTATAAAATAACAAAAACCCTTCCTATCCGATAGTGCGGGTCTTATAATTTCATTCCATAATCTCGGATCTATTTGCGCAACCTCGTCTATACAAACTCCGTCAAGAAATAATCCCCGTAAGCTGTCTGGCTGTTCAGAGGATAAAAGCGTTATACGGCTGCCATTCGGCATATCGCATCTTAGCTCTGTCTCATTAAACTTAACTCCTGGTATGCCTCCAGCAAACATTTTCATATAATCCCAGGCTATGCTTTTAGCTTGCTTATAAGTTGGC